CAGGTCCTTTTTGTTGATTACGCATTTAGATGTAAAACCAGCGATTTTGGATCATTAAAAAGTGGGGATGCAATCACGATTAATTCTGTGGCTTATACCGTCAGAATGGCCGAACAAGAAGATGACGGCTTGATTACAGTTCTTTCTGTTCAGAAGACATGACGACAAGACGAGAGCATATTCTTGATGCTGTGATGTCTGCTTTAGCGGGGACAGCAAGCGTTGGTTCAAGGATTTATAGATCAAGAGTTACTGCAATTAGCAGGTCAGAAAGTCCGGCTTTGTTGGTTGAACCTGTAAGTGATTCTTGTGAGCAGAGCACTTCTTTAGCAAAGCTTGATTGGACATTGCAAATAAGAGTAACTTGTATCGTTCGAGGAGATAAGCCAGACGAGGTTGCTGATGCAGTTATAGAAAGTCTTCATTCACGTCTAATGACCGATATAACGCTCGGTGGCTATGCAATGGACCTAATACCTACTGGAACAAATTTCGAGATGATAGACGCTGATCAGCCAGCTGGTGCGATTAGTAGTAATTATCAAATTCGTTATAGGACAGCAAATGATGACCTTACGACGACTTAGTAAATCAAAATCTCTCGTTTCAATAGTAGAAGATGTCTAATATGAAACCAAGTGTGCGTGTCTCCGATTTCGAGGATTAACTAATGGCTTTGAGAACTTCACAACGAATATTACTCGCAAAGGCAGAGTCAAGTTATGCATCTGATCCAACGCCTGGTACTTCAGATGCAGTCTTGGTAAGAAGTATTGATATTACTCCCTTGTCAGCAACACAGGTGAGTCGTGACCTCGTCAGGGGTTATATGGGAAATTACGAGACTATCCTTGCTGACACTCACGTTGAAGTTAATTTTGAAGTTGAGTTAGCTGGAAGTGGAACAGCCGGAACACCCCCACGCTTCTCAAATCTTCTTTTAAGTTGTGGTACAGCGATTACAACGGTTAGTTCGACAAGTAATACTTACGCACCTATTTCAGCAACTTTTCCTAGTTCTACTTTATGGTTTTATGTAGATGGCCAACGTCATCAAGTTCGAGGAGCAAGAGGAAGTTTTGGAATCTCAGCAGAAGTTGGTGGTATTCCTGTCATGAATTTTTCTTTCACAGGCATTTATGTAGCTCCTGGAGCAAGCTCAAACCCAACACCAAGTTATGCAGCACAAGCGACTCCAGTAATCTTTAATAAAGACAATACAACGGCATTCCAGTTGCATAGTTATGCTGCAGCATTGCAATCGTTTAATTATGACAATGCAAACCAAGTGGTTTATAGAGAGTTAGTTCAAGGAACAAAGGAAGTATTAATCACAGAAAGGTCTCCAAATGGATCAGTAACGATTGAGGCTCCAGGATTGGGAACAAAGGATTATTTCGCCATAGCAAACACAAGTGGTTCAACTGGAAATCTAACTTTTCAACATGGTCAAACCACAGGAAACAAGGTCACTTTGACTTTGGGACAAACAGATCTACAAGGTCCAACTTATTCTGATTCTGAGGGGGTTGCAATGCTAAATATTGGTTATACAGCGACACCCACAACTGCAGGAAATAATGAGTTTAGCTTGAAATTCAGTTAATTATTAGTGATAATGCTGCGTAGGCACTAATTATGTATGTTTGTCTTAGAAGAGAATCCTTCCACGATTTCGTGGCCTGTAAAAATTGACGTTGCTCAAAGTGGTGGAACGTATAAAAGGATGACCTTTGATGCTGAATTTAAAGTAATAGATAACGAGGAGTTACAAGATCTTTTTAATCCTGAAGATGGGGCGACTAAAACCGATTATGAATGGGCGAAACAGGTCGTTTTGGGTTGGTCTGGGATACAAGATAGCAAAGGAGATGACATCCCTTTTTCTGTTAAGAATTTAAAGACCTTAATTAATAAGCCTGGAGTATCTCAAGCAATTGCAGATGCATTGATAGAAAGCAGAGGGAAGGCAAAAGTAAAAAACTCATAGGCGCTGCCGAGCATTGGTGCAAAGGTAGCGAGTCAAAAGAATTATTAGAGAAAGATGCTGTTGCATTTGGGATAGCTCTTCCTGAACCAAAGCCAGAGAAACCTTATGGTGTCTGGAAAATGTGCTGGCCTGCTGTAGAGATATTTCTTCGTTGTCAAACTCAATGGCGAATAAGTATGAGTGGAATTGTTGGTTTAGACTATGTCGCCATATTAGGTGTATTAAACTTATATAAGATAAAAGAACAACAACAAGTGTTGGAAGATTTGCAAATTATCGAAACCACTGTTGTAAAGCTCATGAACAAGGAGAATAAATAGCTATGGCTATGAATTGGGATGCTCTCTTAAATATCAAAGCTAATGTCAGTGGAAAGGATCAAATCCAAGGATTAGGTCGTTCACTGCAGGGAGTTGAAGGTCAATATAAAAGGCTTGGTCGGACAATTAAGAATCTTGCTGTTACTTATATTGGACTTAGAACAGCCCAGGCATCATTACAAGCAGGCATTGAACGAACAGAATCTGTTAGACGTTTAACTTTGCTTTCTCGACAATATGGTGAATTAGCAGAAGTTCAGCAAGCAGCAGCAGAAGCAGCAGATACGTTTGGATTAAGCACAACGCAAGCTAATCGACAATTTGCACAGATTTATGCTCGTTTAAGACCTGTTGGGGTTGAACTTGAAGATATTAAGGTCGTTTTTGAAGGTTTTAATACGGCAGCAAAACTATCAGGAACAACAACGGCAGAAGCGGCTGGTTCGTTCTTGCAGTTAAGTCAGGCATTAGGAAGTGGAGTTTTAAGAGGACAGGAATTTAATGCCATCTTTGAACAAACTCCAATGATCATTCAAGCCATCGCAAGAAGGATGAAAGTAGCTACTGGGGCAGTTCGAGATTTAGCTAAACAAGGAAGGATTACCTCTGACATTGTTATTGCTGCATTAGGAGATATAAGAACAGAAGGTGCTGATCAGTTAGAGGAGTCATTAAAGGGGCCAAATCAAGCGATTGTTGAATTTAAAAATACAATTGAAGATTTGCAGGTTTTATTAGTTGAGGACTTTCTACCAACCTTGATTCCATTGCTTCGTGAAGTAACAGATTTATTGAAAAACAATGCTCCTTTGATTAAATCAGTTACATCTCTTTTGGGCTTTAGTCTTGGCAATGTCAATAAAGGATTACGGATGGGAAGTTCAGATGTTGAGCAAAGGGTTCGAGATAATATTAGGGCTGGAATGTTGCCAGGTAGAAGCATCACCCCTGGGAGACCAGATGGTCCTTTTGGTCAATACGGCGCTCCAGGTTCTCCTGTTGCAAATGTTTTTGAGAATTTTTCATCTGAATATGGGGTTGGTTTTGAAGCAATAAGAGAAGAAGCAAAAGTTTTAAAAGAGTACAAGGCAGGTGTACAAGATATTCATGTATCGCTTGAATCTGTTCTTCTAGAGTTAATGACGAAGTATCTTCCTGTAACAGAACAAATTGATAAAGACATTAAAAATATTACTAATTCAACTAAAGAATTAAAAGAGGTAACACTTGCAATTACTACACAGGCTCCAGTAATAGCGAAAGGACTTCAACAAGGCATGCAAGCTTATGCTGATAGCATTAAAGACACAGCAGGCGACATCAAAAAGGCGACAGTTTCAGCATTTAAAGGAATGGAAGATTCGTTGGTTTCTTTTGTTACAAGTGGGAAGCTAAATTTTAAATCTTTAGCTCAAAGCATTCTTGCTGACATGGCACGTATTGCTATTAGATCATCAATTGTCAAACCATTAATGGCGGCTTTTGGCTTTGCTCAAGGTGGCGTAATAGATACTGCTGGACAAGTTACTAAATATGCAAAAGGAGGAGTTGTTAATTCGCCTCATTATTTTGCTATGGGAGGATCAGGTAACCTAGGCATCTTAGGAGAATCAGGTGCGGAGGCGATTTTACCCCTCAAGAGACATTCTTCTGGAAATCTAGGAGTTGAAGCTAGTGGTAGCAGCACAAATGTTGTTGTTAATGTCGATGCCTCTGGTACTGATGTTCAAGGTAATGACCAACAAGCGAATCAATTAGGCCGATTAATTTCAATAGCTGTTCAGTCTGAGCTAATCAAGCAAAGACGCCCCGGAGGATTACTTACTGCATAATGGCAACTTTTTCTTATACCCCTGATTTTTCAGCCGCACAAACAAGCCGACCCCGTACAAGGGTTTCACAATTAGGCGACGGCTACAGACAAGCCGTTTCGTTTGGATTACATACCGACTTAAAAAATTGGAGTCTTAAATTTGCTAATCGTACAGATTCAGATGTTGCAGCAATTAATTCATTCTTAGAAGATAAAAAGGGTGTTACTTCTTTTGATTGGACGCCGCCTACTACGGGAGCGAATCAAAGTAAGTTCATTTGCGAGGAATGGAATATTACTATGGATGCGTATAACCTAAATACATTAAGCGCAACATTTAAAGAGGTAGCGGAACCATGAGCATCGTTACTAGAGCCGGGAAAGGTTCAGCCCTAACGCATACAGAAATGGACGCGAACTTAGGGTATTTAGTGCCAGCGGGTTTTGTGATGGCTTATGCACATGAAACGATTCCAAGCGGTTGGATTGAATGTGATGGCCGAGCGATTAGCCGTACAACTTACTTGGATTTATTTAATGCTATTTCTACGCATTATGGTATAGGTGACGGAGTAACCACGTTCAATATTCCTGACCTACGTGGGCAATTTATAAGGGGTTGGGATCATGGCGCAGGGACAGATCCAGATGCTGCATCAAGAACAAATAGGGGCGATGGGACAACAGGCGATAATGTTGGTACTAAACAAAGTGATATAAACAAGGCACATACCCACGCCTACACGTCGCCATTAATAGGGACTCATCCAAATTTAGAGAGAGATAGCCACGGCTCGGCGGTTGAATATCCTACGGAAAACGGAGCGACTTCGGTTTCAGACGGAGGGAACGAAACAAGACCTAAAAATATTCAAATGCCTTGGTGCATTAAGACTTAAATAATGTCTTCTTATATTCTCACGGGGTATTTCACCCCTGATACTTATGTAGGGACTGACACGGGAACGCCTGCAATACAAGAACCAACAGAATATGAAGGCACAGTAACCGCGGGTACAACAACAACGGTTACTACAAGTAATACAAACGTTAATGATGTTGAAATAGTTGGAACAACTGAAGTCGTAATCGTTAGACCAGACGGAACGGCGGAAACTGCAACCGTAACGGGAATATCTAATTCAACAATTTCAATCGGTGGAATTTTTACAACAACACCAACGACAAATGATTCTGTTGTTTTGAAGGTTTATACATCTGCGGCAATAATTAGCTCTTTACAAACCGCAGCGCCTAGCGCAGTCATTGAATTATTTGAAATTCATTTAATACAAGCAATCCACGGACAGGAGAATATTTGGCGTTTCCATTCTGGAAGTAGTCTTAACGCTAACGGTAAAATTTATTGGAGGTCTAACGCTTATACAAGATTTCCAATACAGGCCGATGGCTTTAGCTATGAATCAAAGCAAATGCCAAGACCAACCCTGCAGGTATCAAATATTTTTGGAACGATAACAAGCTTAATGCAAACGGTGAACGGTACAACGGCCAACAACGACTTATGTGGCGCTAAATTTTACAGAATTAGAACACTTGCGAAATACCTTGATGCAAATAACTTTTTAGGTGGTG